ATAAAAAGAAACAGTGCAAGTCCAGACGATGCAGACTATCTTGGACAAATAAAATTTAAAGGTGAAAATGATGCAGATCAAGAAATAGTGTATGCTAAAATGACAGGAAAAATACTAGATGCATCAGATGGATCAGAAGATGGTATTATAGAATTTGCCTTTCAAAAAGCAGGATCAAACACAATCGCAGGTAGATTTAGATCTGATTCTTTGCAACTGTTAAACAGCACAAACTTAAGAGTGACAGGTGTTACCGAATTAGGTGTACAAGGAAGTGATCCGTCGACCACTTCAAACTTCGCAAAAATATATGCCAAAGATGAATCATCAAGTGCAGAAGTGTTTGTGCAGGACGAAGCAGGCAACGTGACCAAAATATCTCCACACAATGCACAAGGTGAATGGGAATACTATTCACGCAATACAAAAACAGGTAAGACTGTAAGAGTCAATATGGAAGAAATGATACGTGACATTGAACAGTTGACTGGCAAAAGTTATATACAAAACATATAAGCATTGCAATATTAACATAAACGACCCACATAAAATACAGATAAATATTATTTGAGACATGAATAAAAACATTTTTACAGGCATAATAATTTTAATAATTGTAGCAGTGGCTTTTTTTGTAAAGCCAGCAGATGCAACTGACCATGAATGGTATCCAAATGATCTTGCGTATGTAACGCATGTGTGTAGTGTAGCAGAGCCTTTGATTAACTCAGCGACTTTGTACAAAGACCCAACACCAGAGAACTTGGAACAAGCAGACGCAATGTTTATGGACGCAATGAAAACTAAACTGTGTGTTTACAATAGCACAGCATTTTTAGTAAGACTGATCCAAAAGGTTGCTACCATTGACAATTTGTATAACATTGATGGATACGATGGTCAAGTATGGACAGCAACTACAGTAGGTGAAAACGGAATGGTTTATAGAATCTACGTTGGTATGTTGAAGAAAGAATTTGCATCCAAGAGAGACATGAATTATCAGGGCATCAACTTATAATATCTAATATAGTTTGAAGTTTGCTTTTTATAGTTTTACTGTTTACAGTTTTTTGTAGACCTTGATGCATGGGTTTAGGCCAAGCATTCATTTGCACCCAACAATATCCAATGTGTTCTCCATTCAGTGTGGGTGTAAATTCTGCATCTACCACGCAAACATAAGTGTTAAAGAAAAACTTTTGATCAGTGCTTTGAAACATTTCAAGAGGTATAAATTTTTTTATTGTAGGAGTGTTGCCTACTTCTTCCTGTATTTCCCTTTTAAGTGCTTCTACTGGAAGTTCTTTGCCTTCTGCTTTGCCACCAACTATGCCCCATTGGCCGTGATGTTTTTTGTTTGCTCTTTGCAACAACATGAAACGTTTAGTTGACTTAGCATAAAACAATGCACCACTGCAAACAATATTCATAATGTATTTTATATTATAATTGGTTAAAGGTCAAGCACCCAATCCCCTGGTTGGTATTCACCTTCCCATGACTTTTGCCATTGTGTGCCAGTCCATTTGAATTGCACTGAGGTTGCTTCGTTGGTTGCATATTGGACATTTGTAACATTAGATGAATCAAAATCAACATTAAATTTGCCTGTGGTAGAATTATATTGGATGATATCACTTTCTGATGCAACTAAATTGCCCCAAGCACTTGGACTTCGATTAGTAACACCAACTGGTTCACCTAGTGCTGGTGATGTCAGTGGTGATGGCGTTATTAACACACCACCTGCCGCTGTAAATTTATTCAAATCTGCTGTTTGAGCCGTGGAACTTGCCGCGGCATTAGTTGCCGCCACTGTGTTATATGTAAATTGTGTTGTACTAGGCACTGCTTTGACACCAATTGTGCCATTGTAATAACTTGGCGCCGCTCCTGTGATACGCACAGTATCTCCTACTGCAAGTCCATGTGGTAGAGAACAAGTCACTGTGGCAGTGGTTGTTCCATCATGTGTGATTCCTGTGATGTTTAGGTTGTGTAAACTTGTCCCAATTGGTTGTGTGATCAAATATCTTTGTCCATCAACTTCTGATCCAGTTGGACCAGTCACAGTAGGATCAATAATTTTGCTGAATGAAGCAATCGAATCAGTTGGAATAGTATCAGTGTCAACTGTAAAAAGCAAATTGTGATCTTCAGTTGGATGTTCTGCAATAGTTCCTGTGATATATGTAATTGTGTCTTCATTATTAGCAGTTGTGATTGCTGTTTCTAGTTTTATTTTAGATAATCCATTTGTAATTCTTCCAAATGCGGCCAAAACTTTTGCCCAAGGTATTTCTCTTCCATAAACTAATTGACTGTCAGTCTTAGCAACTTCTCTAGTTGGCGAAACATGTGCCACGTCTCCAATTTTTTCGTTCAAAGTATCTTTGCTTTGTAACAGTCTCACTTTGTTTCCTTCTACATAAAGTCCATAATTGCCAAAAGTAATTTCTTGTTTGCTTAATAAGTCACTTCCAATAATTCCTGACACATCAATTTTACTTGCATCTTCGTCATATAGTGAAGCAACAATCTTTTCTATTACACCAAGTTTCTTAATTTTAGCTGGTGGAGTCAACCAAATAGGCAAAGTAAACTGCATTGAAGCAACATCTATCTCATCATCTGTACCACTAGGAATAGTCCTTGAACTAAAAGTTAAATCAGTGATTTCAGCATAGCTTAATGATGTCCAGTCAACCCAATTATCTGTTGTTTGTAATTCTAAAGCTGGATTAAACAACACAAGAACTTGTTCAAGTATTTGTAATTTTTGGTCTGTGTTATTTGTAAACAGATCACAGTTCATTGTAAGTTCGAATGGCACAGGCATGATACGTTCTATAGTATGTTGATTGCCTTGTGTGCCTGAATATGTTTTGGTTTCTGCATCATATGATCTTTCTCGCACATGTATTTTGTCTATGTGTGTTGGCTCTTGCATACGTTGTCTGTCATATGTTAATGAATTAATATATGTTGCCATTTGTGGCACACTGACTAATGCATTTTCTGAACCTTGTCGCAAAATATTTGCAACCTGCCTATTGATATCTCCATAACGCACAGGCACTTTGATTAATGCTTTGTTTCCATCACCATCTTTGCCTGTTTCATATTGAAAGTTGGACATCATTCTTGTAAATTGGATTATGAATCGCCTTAATTGTCCATCATAAAAATGTGAAATGTTAGACATTAACTATTTGTTTCCTTGTCTTGATCTGGCGTTTTACGTTCTTTATCTATCAATGCACGGCTTAATGCACTTTTTTCATTTTGTGTTGTACCATCTTGGTTAGTTGTAACAGTTTCATTGTTAACAAAACTTAATTTTGATGTTGATCTCTTGTCTGTGTTAGTCATTGTCATTTTTACATCATCTTCTTGATGCACCCATCTTCTGCCGTCATATCTAAACAATCTGTTTGGTAGATAGTCTGTTCTTAAATGATATGATCCTTTTGTAGGTCCAGCTGGGAAAGATGTTCCAAAGTCATATGATTCACCGTTTGGTGCTATGCCATCTGCTGTGAGGTACCCTTGCAAGTATCCATCTCCTCTAGGAGAGTCTTGTACCCTATCTGCTTTCATTGTGTTGCTGTCGGCATCAATATCTTTTTCATCTGCTGTAACAATGGCAACCTTGCCGTTGTCATCGACTGGCAGGATGTAAAGTGGTTGTGTGTTATAGCCTGACTCAGGTGCATCTGCTTCTGCTTGAGCCACAATGGCATCATTAATTTCTTGGTCTCTTCTGCCAGTGCCTTGTTTGTATGCAATTGATTCTTCGTCATTTCTTGTGCCGATGATGTCTCTAAATTCTGGTGAATCTTTCAGCGGTTTACATCTTGCTCTGATAAGATGTGGCCACCATGTTTGAGAAAATCCTTCTGCTGTGACATTTACATCTTCAACTTGATAGAAACGTTTAAGTGTTTCATCCATGGTATCATCTAAACTGAAATCATCTTTTCTGTGCGGTAGTTCTAGTACATCACCACTCATTAATCTTCGACCAAGTCTTTCAATAATATCACGTTGATGGAATGTAATAAACGGTTGATCATTTTGCATGAACAATCCAAATTGTGTAAGATCAAAATCAACATCTGCAACATTGTATATTCCACGTGCATAGTAAACGTCTGACTCATATTTTCTGTCTCTGTTTTCAAGTAATAACAGATCCTGTATGCTCATTTGATCAATTACAGCTCTTTTAGGCTGTGTAGCATCGTTGGTTTCGCCTTGATCATGTGGTCCCATGTACTTGTGAATGTATATGTCTGTACCACCCACTTGAAACAATTCTTTGATGTTTCTGTCAAAGAACTTGTAATCTTTACCTTTTTCTGGTCTGTATATGGATAGTCTAGGCATCACACATATTTATTGCAATGATACACACATAAATATAGAGTAATGGTTGACCAAGTACTAACACCAGAAAATACACTGGCTCTAAAACAACAAGTCTTTGATCATGTGCGTACACTTTTAGGTGATGGCATGATAGAAGTTGAATTAGACCCTAAACACTATGAAACAGCACTAGAAAGAGCATTGGACAAATACAAACAACGTTCAGAAAGTTCTGTTGAAGAATCATATGGATTTCTAGAATTACAAGAAGATACTAACGTTTACACCATGCCAGAAGAAGTTGTAAACGTAAGACAAATTTTTAGAAGAACAGTTGGTGGTGCCAATGCAACAGAAGGTGGCACATTTTTTGATCCATTTGAATTAGCATACACAAATGTTTATTTGCTACAGTCTGGTAGAATTGGTGGATTGGCCACATATGAAGGATTTTCTCAATATCAAGAATTAGTTGGTAGAATGTTTGGTGGTTTTATTAATTTTTATTATGACACAGTTACCAGAAAATTGGAAATAGTAAGGCGTCAACGTAATGAAGAAACTGTTTTGCTTTGGTTATACAACGACAAACCAGATGGTATTTTGCTACAAGACAGGTATGCAAAACCATGGATAAGAGATTACACTCTTGGTGTGTGCAAAATTATGCTAGGAGAAGCAAGATCCAAATTTGCCACTATTGCAGGTCCACAGGGCGGAACTTCGCTCAATGGAGATCAGCTTAAAGCAGAAGGCCAACAAGAGTTGGAAAGATTAGAAGCATCAATTTCCAATTACGAAGTAGGCCAAACTCCAATGTCTTTTGTCATTGGGTAGTTGACAGATCAGCACAATCATACTATATTAACAGCATGAGACAATTTATTTTAGACAGTTGGAATGGTGTAATGGATGCACAGTGGAATCCGCTGAAAAATATACCAGATTTACAGGTTAGACATTTGGTATTACAACTTTTAGCATGGTTATGGTGTGTTGCATTTAGCTTGTATTTTGGTAGTTGGGTATTGCTAGGCGTAACATTCGTTTCACATTTGATACTGATTATGGCCATAGTAGTAACCGTGGCAACATTTAGGATTACTGAAAGAACTTACAGATTTAAAGAAGGCTACCATTCTGCAGATAGGCAACGAGAATATGTGATCTATCGTGATAAAAATGGCAATCCATACAAAGTAAAATTGCCAGATAATGATCCAGGTGGTGAACATGATTGATCCCAAGCAACCTGTTTACATTGTTGAGCAGGAAGATGACGGAGACTATGAAAATGATTAACTTTGTAGGATCTGTGCTAGGAGCAATTTTAATTTCCGTATTAGTTGTTTATCTTGCTCACTATCATGACTTTCCACGCATGTTTTTTTATCATGGGCTTGAATGTAGCGGTGCTATTGGAGGCGGATGCAAGTAATAATAGGTATTGCCGGACTAATAGGATCAGGCAAAGACACAGTTGCAGATCATTTAATTAATAGGCACAATTTCAGGCGTATAAAATTTGCAGACAAATTGAAAGATGGAGTAGCATCAATCTTTGAATGGCCAAGGCACTTGTTGGAAGGTGATACCAAAGAAAGTAGAGAGTGGCGTGAAATACCGGATCCATTTTGGACTAAAGAACTTGGCATGGACATTACTCCACGATATGTGTTACAAAAATTTGGCACAGAAGTGCGTGATGGATTTCATGTTCATACGTGGACTATTTTATTGAAGAAAACTATCCTTGATAATCCAAACATCAATTATGTCATACCAGATGTAAGATTCCCACATGAAGATACTATTATCAAAGAATTAGGTGGGCAAATGTGGAAGGTATCAAGAGGTGCTGATCCGGAATGGTTTACTGATTATGTTGAAGAAGATATAACACCTAAACATGCACATCCATCAGAGTGGAAATGGGCAAAAATTAACTTTGATTGGCATGTAAAAAATAACAACACAGTAAGTGAACTTTATCAACAAGTTGATAAAATGATCAGTCCATTTAGTGATGACATGGATCCATACATCCCAGAAGAAGAAGAAGAATTTGGATATTGGGGTACTTAATCTGGTGTAAGATCACCTTGACGCCAAAGCATGCCTTCCAAATGAAGCACTCGTTGGCAGTTTGCACATACAGTTTTTAAGTTTGTAAATGCACAATTATTACGATCACCGTCTACATGATATACATTAAACTGCATGTCATAATTGGAAGTATGTCCACAACGATCACATATATGTTTTTTTTGATAGCCTGCTGTTTGCCAACGTGGTTGCCTTTTAGTCACTCCACGTAAACAACTGTCACATTTTTTTCTATAATAAGTTTTTTTATTCTTAATATAATTTACTGCAACAGGGTTTCCGCAACTGCATAATGGCCTTTTCATACAGTATATATGGTGCCCTTTTTGTCGCCTTTTTTATCACCCTCTATAGTGTATAATATAATCAGTATCTGCTAAATATAAAA